GAGCTAGAAAAAGAAAAGGCATCTGCTAATGAGCCACCCTCTTTAATGGTTCAAATCCAAACTGCACCAGACCTTACAACGCTAGATGCTTTGGAAATAGACGTGGCTGCACGAGATCCGCAGATTCAACCGAAGCTAATGGGGTATGTGAGAAAACGCCGCTATGAATTAGAGAATCCTACACCTACTCAACAAGAATCTACCCCTGATTATTTATTAGTGGACGGTTTCTAACATGAAAGATCAGTACAAGAAAGTGAGCCAAAAACACATGCTTGGTTTTATGTACTACTTGCAATTGCTGGGCTACGTAATAGTCCGGCAAGGCATGGACCAAGCAATGTTTCTAACAAAGCATTATGCGGTACCAGTTGCTTGGCGGCGCATAACGATCGACTATTACAACCGATTAAATAAACCAGCACAACAACTTTATAAAGAGTTTGTTGAATGGACTAAAGAAGAATATTTGAGGGCTTAGGTAATGATTGATTTAAAAACTAAACAAGCATTTTGGGCTGAGCAATTGCCTATTTTTAAAGAAAAATATTGGATTCCCGAACATTTAGATGTCCTCGAATTCGATATGAATGGCGGCTGTTTTGATATTGCTGAAGGTGTCAAAACTGATCTAAGTGAAGAAGACCTTTTTGATGTTTACCATCGTGTAAATAGTGGTTGGGCAATGTGGAAGAAAGCCGTAGATTTCATGAAATCCAAAGTTCCAACGTGGATTAGCGTGACTGATGAATTGCCACCTACTGACATAATGGTACTTATTTGTTGGGCAGATGCTCCTGATGTCACCCCAGAACAAGACTATATGACTATTGATGAGGATTTAAATAGCGTATGGGCAAACTATCAAAATGATCCACCTTCACATTGGATGCATTTTCATAGTGTGCCAAACGTATCGGGAGCTGAACAATGAGCATAACACTTAGCGGTCATCAACTAAAAAGCCTTCTCGAATTTGTAAATCCAGATGGTGAGAAAGATTTAGATCAACTTGATACTGAACTAACAATTAAATTCTTTGAAGATGGCCACAGTGGAAAAGGCTATTACTTTTGGATGACCGAATATCCAGATGAAGGTGCAATGAAGTTGGATATTGAATCGGGAGCTGAAGGATGAGTGACTACATGCACATGACTCTTGAGCAGCTTCGGCAAGAGCATGCTGAACTGCTTATGTTTAATGAAGATTTGGATCGTCGTTGCAAAGCTCACAAAGCAGATGCACAAAAATATCAAACCAAGTGCTGGCACATCACAACACTTTTGATGAATCCAGTTGATCAAGACATGACTTTGAAAGCAATCAAAACAGTGATTGAAAGGGTTGGTGAAGAATGATTGACTTCATAGAGGATGCAGAACGTCAGTATGAAAATTATTGTGATCTTGCTGAAGAGTATGGTTTTTTAGATCGTGCAGCAGCGAATAGTGGTTTTAGATGTACAACTAAAAAAAGTGAATTTAACGCAGGTTGGATAGCTTGGAATGGTGCAATAGCAAGTTGTCGTGATGAGTTTTATAGACTTAAGGCGAGAATTGCAGAATTAGAAGTTAAAGCGGAAAGTGAGGAGAATTAAATGTCTTGGTATTCGTTAAGGCAACTAGCCAAAGAACTCGGTATGGCTCCAAATACATTTAAAAAATATTATTTGGAGGAGTTCCCACCAGATCGAGAGTCCAAAACTTATAAAGGATGGACTTCTCAATCCGTAGCTAAAATTAAAACTGCAATTCAAGGCGCTAAATAAGCGCCTTTTATCCACCCTTCAACTTCATTTGCATACCAAGTCATAAGCTCTACTCGTTCATCCCAATACTCAGCACGATTATAAATTTTACTTGTCTTATCTGCTTTTGTAGACTTATTCACATGGGCAATCTGATAATCGATTACCTCACCACGGAATAATTTACTTTCATTTGCGTGAGTCGAAAATAATGAACGGAAACCATGAGTAACCATTTTGTCTTCATAGCCCATTCTTTTTATCATAGTAAGTACCGATTCAGAGGTCATATACTCATAAGGCTTTCCACGTTTTTTAAATATATATCCATCATCAGTTTTTACGCTTTCGAGTTCCTTAAATAGAGCATAAATCTGCGGCACTAATGGAACCATTAATTCCTTTCTTCTTTTCATGCGATCAGCTGGAATAATCCAAACCTTATTTTCAAAATCTAGCTCGCCAGAATCCCACCTAGCTTTTAATAATTCTGTTATACGCGTTCCTGTATAACAAACTAGAAGCATTGCCATTTTAACTATGGAACTTGAATGGCTTGCTTGCATACGTCTAAAAAATTCAGGCATTTCACTTGCCGGTAAACAAGGATGGCTGTCAGATTCATATTCAGGAATTACATCTTCCACCAATGTACATGGATTACGATCTGAATAATCTGAGGCAATCGCAAAATCAAATACCTGCTTGCCAAGTCTTAATGCACGGCTGGCTGTTTCTAAAGTACCCTTTGCAACAATTTCTTTAATTTTCTTTGATATGTGCTTTCTTTCAACTTCATTAATTGGAAGATTTTTAAAGTCTTCGGTTAAATATGCAAGACGATATTCGACTGTGTCATAGTATTTTTTGCTGGTCCACTGTGATTTCATGATACTCAACCATTCCTCAACAACCTTATGGACTGGTGGAGAATTGGCGACCTTGCCCTGATATTCTAATTTTAATTGTCTTGCTTGTAGACGTGCTTCTTTACATCCCATGGTGGGATATTCACCAACCATCTTTTGATTTTGTTTCCCATTTTGACGATATGACAAAACCCATTTCTTTTTCCCGTTTGGAAATACTGAAATGTTCAATCCTTCCCCATCAGCAACAGAGTATCTAGATTCTTTAGGTTTTAATGACTTTACTTGGGCATCCGAAAGCAT